ATGTTTCAGCTCTGCCGTCACAGCCGGGCCAGGCGTCGACAGAGTCATTATCGGTCAGGCTTTTCATGCTATAAGCTATCGTAATCGTGTTTCCCTCATGGGCCACAATCGTTCTGGAATCGTCTCCGAATTCAACAAAACCGCCGGTAAAATAACCATCATCATATCCCCCGAACGTCGCGCTGGCAAGCTTTGTTCCCGCGGCATCCAGAGTCACAACAGCAGAGACTTTATAATCTTCTGGAGCTATTTTGCAGTGACTATCGAACAGCTTCCAGTTGCACGTCAACTGATATCGCAGCGTCGGCACGGGCATTTTGAGAAAATGCTCAAAACCCACGCACTCGATATTGGCGGTCGCTCCCTTGAATGACACGTTCTTGATTTGGCCGACGAAGATCACTTCTGTTTCTGTTATCGCGAACGGGGCGGTTGTTGTCGTGGATGAGGATGAGGAACTTGTTGATGTCGAACTTGATGTCGAACTTGATGTCGTCGAATTCGTCGAACTGGTGCTGGAAGAGCTCGTGCTCGTTGATGTCGTGCTCGCCGTTGAACTCGTCGTTGAGGCCGTGCTCGTCGAGCTCGCCGTTGAACTGGTAGTGGACGCCGTGCTGCTTGTCGAACTTGATGTGGTTGAAATCGTTGTGGAGGTGGTCGTCCCTGAAATTTCCTCATTGCCGGCGGAGCTAAAGGAAGGTTCTGTGGAGGAATATTTGCGAACGAGAATGTAATCAATGTCAGAAAGCCCGCCCTGACCGCCGCTATATTCTCCTTGAGAAATAAGAATATTTTTTGAATTGCTCAGATGTGTTGTGTCTATGACGTGCCCAATAGACGAGCCATCCGCTATAAAATCAAGGTAGCCGTCTGTGCGATATACAAGTTGATAAGTATGCCAAGCGCCGCTATCTGGAGGGATAAGTTCCCCAGTTAAATAGCTGTATCCAGCACTATTCATTTCTACAATGTAAGCTTGAGCATTAGTTTGAATAAGCCACATATACCCATCATAGAAAGTAGTATGCCACCAAGCTGATGCCCCGTGCGATCCACATAGAGTCCCATATCCTAATGAAATGTCTCTATAGTTTTCCTGGTTAGCGTATCGTTTATACTCAATAAGAATGCCATTCGTGAATGTCTCTTTAGACTTAACATTGCCGCTTGAAATTACACTGCTTGCGCCAGCGAGATGAAGATGTCCATCTCCATCTAATTCAACCGTCGCACCTGAACTGCCCTTTTTCTCCACTGTCCACTTAGTGTCATCAGGAGCATTGCCGCTGCTCCCCATAAAATCATCAAAGAAATCAAAAGTGTTTTCCCCATTGCTGACGGCGTTTGCTCCAGAATTTCCGTAATAGCAGCAGATGTCAACATTGCTTCCCAAATCATCGGCAACTTCCACCCAGATTTTGGCTAAGCGATTAGGCGTTGTTCCAGTAATCTCCTCAACCCAATAATCGAGTAAAGTAGTCCCGTCATTATCGGTAAACCTCAGATCATCAGGAAAATTAGAGGCGTGATTGTTTACATCAAAATCCTCTCCAGTCGCGCCGGAACTTTCACCCACCAATAACTTTACCTGGTAATTGGTTCCCGCCCCGCTTACTCCAGCAATGGTTATTAACTTTTTATAATTCCAACCAGTTAGCCAACTCATAAATCCCTGAATCCCTTCAGAATTTCGACCCACAGAATCTCTATGGGGTTCGTCGTTATAAAATCAATGACCGGGTCCGTGATCTGCGCCGCCTGGATGCTCATTGTGGAAACCTCAAGCTGGCTGTCATATTTGACGGATCCCCGTTTCAGAGTCGCGGGAATATATGTATTGCCGTTATAATCTATGCTCCGGTCCGCCGAGGTGTAATACCAGTGCTGCCCGCCGTCGCGCCATATATGATACAGCTCGACAGGCTGCCGCCTTGCCGCCTCTTCCCGATCAATATATGCCTGTGTGGTTGATTTCATTTAATTCAAAATTGTTTTTTTAGCTCGTGGTTGTCGTGCTTGTGCTTGTCGAACTGCTTGTGGCAGTCGTGGTCGTCGTACTTGTGCTTGTCGAACTGTTTGTGGCAGTCGTGGTTGACGTCGTGGTCGTTGTCGTCGTGGTCGTGGTTGTCGTGCTTGTGCTTGTCGAACTGCTTGTCGTAGTCGTGGTCGTCGTCGTGGTCGTTGTCGTCGTAGTCGTCGTCGTGGTTGTCGGAACTGTCTCCCGCCCGAGAGTTTTAAAGCTGATTTCCGTGGTTGCGATATCTTCAGTGTCATATTTAATTTCCATTTCGTCCTGGTCAAATCTGACAAGATAAAGGAAAGATACCAGGAGAGCTCCGAGTTCCCCGGCGGAACAGGCCTTGCCGATTTCGCTACCCAGGGTGATCGATGTGCCCGAGGGAGCGGCCATGATTTTCCTGTATGCCTGTGTTCCGTCGGGAAAGAGGAAAAACAGGTAACGTCCCGTCACATCGTTATCAAGCCAGTAATCGGCATATTCTATATTTTCGATAGTAAAGGTTGTTGTGTCTGCCGCAAATGCCTCGGTAATTACTATATCGTCCTGCCACGACGGCAGCCAGAATGCCCCCCATCTGCCCATCATTTCATCAAAGAAGGCGAGAAACGTCTGTATTTCTGATTTGCCGTCAAACAGATATTGCGCCCGCAGTCGCAGATCAGTTTCAGTATAATTTGATTCGCTGTATTCCCTGCCGTAAAATGCCAGTAATTCATAGGGATGCAAAAAATCCTGATTTACGGGATTGATCCAGTTCGGTTCGATATCGAAAACGGGAATCTCCCTGAAAACCGGAAAACCGGCGATGCTCCCCTCCGCTCGCAATATCCCGTCATCATATGCTTCAACCGCCTCGATACGGATATCTGCGATGGTATTTGTAATTATTTTCAGCTTTTGGGTTGCCCTCAGTCTTGCCTTTAGAATAGGGTAAACTTCCGTGCCCGCGGGCCATGTGGCGGTGAGATTTTCTCTCAATGTAATCGATGTCTCCGCGATGGCGTCGATGGGATGAGCCCCATATGAATCCCGTGACTGCAGCAATATACATGACGCGCCCACCTCGAAATTCCTGTCACGGGTTGAGCCCACATTCAGAATATTCTGTCCGGCGAAGGCCCGGGCTGTCAGGACGGTCCTGTCCTGCCAGTATGGAACGCCCCAGATATTATGGAGATTTTTGAAAAGTTTTCTTTTAATATGATTAACTTCAGACGAATTCAGGGCGGATGCCGCATACAGCAGCGACCGCCTCGGCCAGCCGAAAAGGGCCGATTTCTTCTCCCCTCCGGTGATCGCGGTCTGGATGGAGGTGCGCCATTTTTTCCTGAAAGAAACGGATTTCGTCCAGTCGGGCTCTATTAAAAAATAATCATCAATCGTGACGCTCATTAATCGCTCCGCTTGAGGCTCAAGGTACAAGGTTCAAGGTTTTACCTTGATCCTTGATCCTTGTTCCTTTTTCCTTGTTCCTGTTCTTATCTCAACACCCTTTTTACGGCCTCGGCCCTGGAGCTGAGGACATTCAGAATAGCGTTCTGGCCTGCCGATGATGCCAGGTATCGATCCAGTTCTCTCGGATCGGTGACATTGATTATATTTATGCTGGTCTCTTGATCAGCCGTTCCGGCCGGCTGCGCGGGAACCGGGCCTCCGGCGGCAAATGCGTAGGAGGGTCTCGGAATTGTGAAAGATGGCATGGTCAGACCCGCGAATATTTCCTTAGGGATCATCCTCTTCCGCATGGCCTCCATGACCTGTGAGCCATAATATTGCACCGTTTTCACGGGCTGCACGTATTCGCCGGCGGTGGCCATGATGGGAACATTATCAGCGGTGTCCGACGGGGAGCTCCCCTGGATTTTCCCGCCCGCGGCGAGACGCTGGGCTGTGATGGTGGCTATCTGGATCGCGCCTGCCGCCGCCACTACACCAGCCATAACCGGTCCCATGATGCCGCCCTGGGCGAGGGCCTTCGTAATCCCCTGGGCTGTATTCATAATGGCCTCCGCCAGAGCGGCCGCCTTCGCCAGATAGAAAAATTCCTTATGTTTTTTGTCGGTCAACTCATAGAGATTGTCGAATATGTCGGCCATGCCGCCGGCGACGGTCTTGGCGTTTTCCAGCTGACTCTCCCTGATTCGCCGTTCCTGATCGGCCAGCAGCTTCTCCTTTTCGAGCCGTTGCATCCCCTGTATGTCGCGCAGGGCCGCCGCCTCGTCGGCGTAACCCATCTCGGCCGCCAGCTTGTCGTTGAGCAGGTCCTTGAAACCCTGGAGTTCCTCGGCGTGGCGCGCGTCCATTTCGGCCAGTTCTTGGTCGAACTGGGCCTGAAGGAGCCCGCCGCCTTTTTCGTCCTCGGCTCTCAGACGGAGATCGGCCATTGCCTGATCGATTTCTATTTTTTTCTGCTCCAGGGCCTTTTCGGCCTCTATTTGTTCATTGGTCAGGTTAATGAGCGTCCGTTTGTGATCCTGTTCTTTCGCGAATATCCGGTCTTCCAGGGCAAGTTTTTTCGAAGGATCCGTCTCGGCCGCGGCCGCCTCTTTCATCGCCGCTATTTCCACGGCATACTGCTGTTCAATGAGTTCTCTGCGGCGGTCAAAATATTGCGTCAGAGTTATCTCACCATTCTTGTAGATATTCGTCAAGGTAAGCAAACCCGTTTTGGCGGCCGCGACGAGGCGGGCCAGGTGTGATTTTGTTTTGGCCTCATCCGCAGCCACGGGGACAGGAGGAGGGGTGGCTGTCGGAACTTTTTTTTCTCCGGCCTGTTTGGCCTGTTCCTCCCGCAGTTGTTTCATATATTGCGTGAGGATTCTGACCTTTTCCGCGGCGGTTTCCGCTTCGGAAAATTCTTTCCAGAAATCCTTGACGGGCTTGGCTCCGCCCTCGATTGTTTCCGATGTTTTCTCGAAATCCCGGTCGAATTTTTTGATATGAGCATCCAGTTTCTCGAAGTTCATATCGGCCCTTTCTTCCAATTTCATCTGGCCGCCGGCCACGAGTCCCAGACCCGCGCTGAGATTTTTTACGGCATTGTACAAATGGGCGAGCCCGGCCACCGCCACGGCGACCTTTTTACCCCCCAGGATGGCCACGACTAGGCCCACATCGCGCACCCAGTCGGGCAGACCCCTGAAGGTGTCCCAGATCGAGGATATGACAACGCGGATATTATGCAGGATCGGGTGAATCGCATCGTAAAACGATGCCGTGTTGAGCAAGGCCGTCTCAAAAAAACGCTGGATCCTCTCCTGTGTGGATTTCACCCATCCCTTGAAATCAGCGCTTTCCTGAAATTCCTTGATCTTCGCATTGATCAGGCCGATCACGGTCAGGAGATCTTCGCCGAAGGGGCCGAACGAGATCTTGACCATATCGCCGAGCTTTTCTTTCACGTCCCCGATGGCATTGCCGATGGCGATCCAGGGGCCCGTCGCCCGGCGCATGGCCTCCGCCTGGCCGCTCACCTGCGATTCAATCGCCCGCAGGACGCCCACATATCCCTCGGATTTATATACGTTTGCGTCCACCGTGATGCCGACCCTGCGAAGCTCGCCGGTCATTCCCATGCTCGCTTTGCCTAACATATTGGCGGCGCTGGCGACATCGCCGCCCATCAGGGCGGCCAGATTGAGCATGGCCTTTGAAGATCGAGGAAGGAGATCGTCGGTTATATCACGGTAGGTAACCAGAAACTTTTGCCCCTGCATGGTGGCTTCGTCGCCATAATTGGTGGTTTCCTGCAGGGCGGAGGCAAGATCCTGCATTTGAGAGGACAGCTCGGGGGTATACCTGCCCATCGATTTCAGGGCGGTATTGAGGCCCTCCACAGCCCTGGCCTGCTCATTTGACGCGCTGACCAGATTTTTTACCGTGTATCCTATGGCCAGACCGGCGAAGGCAGTCTTCAGGTTGAGAACGGTTTTCCGCAGGCTTGTTATCCGGGAGCGAGTTATATCAAAGGCTTTATTCAGCTTTTTGACTTCTTTACTTGCGCTTTCTCTCGCGCGGATAACGAGTTCCAGTGTTTCGCTTTTGCGTGCCATCTTTTATGTATTCCTGCCAGGCTTTCTGATGGGCGTGCATGCCGATCCGAGTGGCGATTGCCATCTGTTTCAAGTGATCCGATTCTATCCTGGCCGCCTCGTCCAGGGCGATCAGAAAGAAGGTGTATCCGTATTCCCAGGGCTTTCCGTGGCCTGATCTGATGAGGCGGCAAAGAGCGCGGTCAAGTCCTTCAGGATCGAGCTTTTGAGAGTCTCCACGATCCCCGTCTTTGCCACCAGATCGAAAAAAACCGCGTTGACCTCACGGAAGGCGTCCCAGATAATCTGCAGTTCGGACGGCGCCATATCCTCGATCTGATCGAGCGTAAGGTCGGTTGCCAGGGGAAGGATATCCGCTATCTGATTCAGCCCTTCACTGAGATTTTCACCCTTTTCGATAATCTCTTTGATATCCTTTACGCGCAGTTCTCTGACAGTGATTTCCTTAGCGTCTATTTTGATGATTTTCTGCTTTCGCATAATAATCTCCTTTTCGCGCCGTTAATTCAAAATTCAAAACCAAGAATTAAGAATTATTTTTTAGGTCGCCGTGGTTGTTGTCGTTGAGCTTGTGGTTGTTGTTGTGGTCGTGCCGGTTACATCAAAATAAGGCGATGACGGATGATTGGCCACATCAGAGAGCCCCTCGCCCGTATACGACATGGTCAGCCACTCATCGCCGATGAGCGAAACCGCTCCTCCGGGAGATATATTACATCTCCAGAACTCCCAGATATCGTTCGGGCCGACAGGGTTGTCCGCCTTG